GTGGCAACCGCAACCATTCCGATTCCTGAGCCATCGTCTCCGTGGATTGAGATATTCCGCGCAGGCGATTATCGCTCCAAAGGCAAGGGCCTGGTCACGCGTGAGGATCTAGCTCGCGTGGCTGAGGGCTACGACCCGGCCTACCACGAAGCCCCTGTCACCGTATCCTCCGCGCCCATCCAACTGGGGCACCGCGACGATGCGCCGGCCTTTGGCTGGATAGATAGTCTCGCCCTGCAGGGAGACGTCCTGGTGGCGAGAGAAAAGCAGGTAGACCCTCAATTCAATGAATTGCGCAAGGCTGGCCGCTATAAGAAGCGGTCCGCCTCGTTCTACGTCGGCGCGGATGGCCGCGTCTCCGGTTTGCGGCATGTGGCTTACCTCGGCGCTGAACCGCCCGAGGTTAAAGGCCTCAAGGATGTGAAGTTCGAAGACAACGGCCGGGAGTTCATCGAGGTGAACTTCGGCGAGGAGGATCAAGTGGTAGCAGAAAAGACAGTGGCCGAGCAGATCGGGGACTTCTTCCGCGAACATTTTGGCGGAACGCCCAAAACCTTCACCGAGTCCGATGTGACGGCACTCGTAACCTCTGCGGTCAATACAGCGGTAACAGCCGCCGTTGATCCGCTCAAGGCGCAGATTGCCGCGCAGAAGACGCAGTTCTCGGAGCGTGAGAGCAAGATCGCCACCTCGGAGTTGGAGGCGGGTGCGCAGGCAGCGATCGCCCGGCTTAAGGCAAAGGGTAAGTGGATTCCGGCCTTCGACAAGATGGGCGCGGATCTGCTCTTCACGGAACTGGCCGGCGCGACCAACACGGTCGAGTTCGGCGAGGGCGATGCGAAGAAGACACTCACGCCGCTTCAGCTCTTCGAAAACTTCATGGAGGGTCTGCCCGCCATCGTTCCGGCCGGCACCAAGTTCGACGGCAAGGCCGCGGGCCTGGCCACCATGGTGACCAACTACGGCGAGAAAGCCGACCAGAACTCCGTGCAACTGCACGAGCTGGCGACCAAGCGCGCGAACGATAACAAGATCAGTTATGGCGAGGCGCTCACCCAGGTGGCCATTGAGAACCCCACGCTGACCAAGCCGGGCTGTGCAAGCGCCGGCCAGGTCTAAGAGAACCCTAGCGCCAAGCCGACGCCATGCGGCTCGGCGGGGATGGAGCGGCATCTTGGATTACGCCTGGCGGCCGCTATTCGTTAGGCACACTTTGAATCGGTCCGAGGAGGACTAACCGATGAATGTTGAAACCACTGGAGTATCCGGCAATCCGCAGCGGAGGACCTATGTTGCGGCCGCAGCCGGGATGACACGCGGCCTGGCGCTCGTGCAAGGCGCGAATGATTCAACGCTGGCGATTGCCGCTGCTGTAAATGCGCCGGCCTTCGCCATTCTCGAAGAAACCACGGTCAATATTAGCGATCCGATCGTGGCCGTTTATCAGGGTGAGGCTGTCGCCATTATTGGCGCGGCCGTCCTCGCGGGACAGTACCTGGTGACGAATGCCACTGGACAACTCATCCCCGCCACCGGCGCAATCAACCAGAACGTGGTCGCGCGCGCTGTCTCCAGCGGCAGCTCCGCCGGCGACTATATCGTCGTCCTGGTCAACCCCGACACGGGCGCGACTCTGGATCCAGTCACCCATTTCATCGTCGCTGGCGCTATCCCGGTGGCCACAGGCGTCGCAGGAATCGGCTCGGCTGGCGTGCTGGCCATGACCCTGGCTCAGCCCACCGCCGCGCAGGATGGCACCAAGATCTTCGTCACGGCAGAGACGGCCTACGCGCATACCATAACTACCCCAGCCAACGGCATCAACGGCACCAAGCACATTGTCACCTTCGCAGCGCGCGGTGACGGTGTGGTGTTGCAGGCCTTGAACGCCGTCTGGAACGTCCGGGCTCTCGTAGGCACGGCCGCTCTCAGCTAAACCTTTTATTCCGGGCCGCGTCGAATGCGGCCCGGCTCCATCCCCTCTCTCCGCGAGTGCGGAAGAAAGCGAGTACATCATGGGCAGTTTCGCACCAAGTCTTCCGGCGGGAACTCTCAACGTAGCTCTTTCGAACTACGCCAAGAGCTTTCGCAATAACGCGTTCGTGGGGGATCTGATCGCTCCGCGTGTGCCAGTCGGCCGCCAGAGCTTCCAGTACACCGTCTTCGACCGCTCAAACCAGAGGCTCGACCGCCAGACGCTTCGCGCGCCCGGAACCACGCCGCAGACCGACCGGATGAGCTATTCCGAGTATCCGTACTTCTGCAAGAGCCGCGCACTGCGCGCTGTCGTGCCCTACGAACAGGAACAGTATGCCCTGGGCCTGGGGTTCAGCGAGAAACAGGCGGCCACGCGCCGGCTGATCGACAAGATCGGCCTGGACCGCGAGAACTACATTGCGCAGCTCGTTACCAATGCCTCGAACGTCACCAATAACCAGACGCTCTCGGGCGCGTCGATGTGGGACAACTACACAGGCGTGTCGCATCCGATCGCTGTGGTCGAGTCAGCCAAGACGCTGGTGCGGCAGTCGGGTGTCGAGGCCACGCACCTGATTTTGAGCGACCCAGTGGTCACGGCACTGATCTCACATCCGGACATCACCGATCGCTTCAAGTATGTGCAGCCGGGCGCGATCACCCTCGACCAGCTCACCCAGGTGTTCGGCGTGACCTGCGTTCGCGCGGCCGCAATCTCTCTCGATAAAGGCAACAATGCATCGTATGTCTGGGGCACCAGCGCAGTGCTGGCCTCGGTGCAGCAGGCGTCGAGCATGGACGACATGAGCGCCCTCAAGACCTTCTCCTGGTCCGCGGCCCCCATGACCGTCGACGGTTACGGCGTGCTCGAATTTCCCCTGCCCGACCTGGATGCCAAGGGCGACGTGGTCTCGGTCGATTGGTACTGGGATACGCGCATCACCGCCCAGGAGACCCTCTATCTGCTCAACGGTTGCGTTGCTGCACCCACCATGGGCGCGGTAGCCGCTCCGCTGGCCGGCTAAACCGAGTCTTAACTGAAACGAGCGCGGGTGCAAGCATCCGCGCTCAACATCCCAGAAAGGGAGATGTCAGATGGCTAAAAGCAAACTCACGGCCGATGTCGTCGAGACGGATGCAACCGAGATCCAGCCGACGCATGTCGTCATCCAGCCAATCCGCCACGACGGGACCTACTACCCGCGCAATGCACTCATCGTGCTGAGCGCAGACGCCGCCGAACGCCTCGAAGAGATGGGTGTGGCCCAACCGATCGCAAGTCCAGCGACACCGGTCACAACCGAAGCTGCAATCGAAGGGTAGCCAAGTGGCCTACGCAATTCAATCCGACCTTGTACCGCTCCGCCTAACCCAGGCGGAGCTGGTGCAACTCACCTGCGACGATGCCACCGCTACGGTGAATGCGGCCATAGTGACGGCGGCGCTGGAAGAAGCGTCCGGCATTGTAGATAGCTACTGCAGGCAGCGCTACCAGACGCCTCTGCAGGCAAGCGACCAAGTAACGGGCAAGACGCTGGACATAGCCATGTGGCTTCTCTTTCGTCGCCGGCGCAATGCCAAAAACGGGGAGATCATCCGCCAGGGTTATGAGGATGCGATTGCATTTCTCGGCCAGGTCTCAGCCGGCAGAGCTTCGCTCGACCAGCCGGTGGGAGCCACGCCGCAGACGGCTGACACCAGCGTCGAGGAAAGCACCAAGCACCTGATCTTCAATGAGCATCACTTGAAGGGGTTTGTGTAATGGCTGTTGTGGTTGTCAAATCCGATGCCGCGAACGTGACCGTCTCGCTCCGTGCTTTTGCTCTCTCGCTGGGAGCGAAGTACGAGCTGATGCGCATCATCGGTTTGGGACAGCTCAAGAGCATCCGCCAGACCTTTCGCGACTCCGGATCTCCGGCCGGCTCCTGGGCTCCGCTCAGCCCGGTGTCGCTGAGCTGGCGGAAGTACTCTGCTGGGCACAAGCTCCTCATCAATAGGGGACTGCTCATCAACTCCATTACGTTCGCCGAGCAGGGTAATTCCGTTGTCATAGGAACGGGCCTCAGCTATGCGGGTGTTCATCAGTATGGCTTCGACGGGACTCAGGCGGTGAAGCCCTACAGCTATACGCGGCGTCAACGCAGCCGCGATAGTTTTGCCCACCAGCAAATCACCAATAAGCTGGGGCGCAGGCAGACCGTCAAACGCAAGATTGCGAGTGGCATCGCAACCGTGAATGTGATGGGCTTTTCGCGGCATATACACATTCCTGCCAGGCCATTTCTGGTGTTCCGGCCCGAAGATCCGGCGCGCATCCAGGAAGAGGTTCAGACCTATGTGGCTAAGGCCGCCAAGCAGGCCGGATTGGAGGCGCATTGATGCCAGCCTCCATGGTGTTGCCGGGTGATGTCGAGCAGGCTCTTTTGAACGCGCTGACCGCAGGCCTGGCAGGAATCAATATCGCCGCGATCGCCAGCAGCGACATCAACGACGATGACGAACTGGTGCTCAAGATGCCCTGCGCGCGGACTCGCTTTGCAGGTACCGAGTATAAGAACCAGGGAGACAATCAGTGGCTCACCTACGACGTCACGCACATTTTTGAGATCTGGACGGCGGCCGAGGACCTTACCAGCAAAGAAGCGCAGCGCACCGCTACGCTGGCCGTTGTTGCCCAGGTGCTGCCCCTGGTGGCGGGCGCCAGGCTGAGGCTGCCGGATATGTCGGTCACCGAGCCTGTGGCTCTCAAGAGCATAGGGAAGCTGCCTGACGATATCGTCGGCCAGATCTACATCTGCACCATCGAAGTCTGCGCGATCGCGCAGTTCCCAGGGCTGCTGGCAACCGGAAACGAGGACAACTGATGAGCAATGCAAGGCCGGATTTTGTGACCGTACAGTTAAGCGAGGCGGACAGGCGCATGGCGGGCGAGGCCGGAACAGTGGGCTGGGCCAACGGCCGCCGCCACTTCAGCTTCAAGGCCGGCGAACCCCAGGAAGTGGAACGCAGCTTCGAGTGGAACCATATGCTTCGCCACGAACGCTTTGAGGGTGAAGTAATACTTGAAGAAGTTGAGAATGCCCCCAAAATCGATGCCGATCCTGCCCTTGAAACCGTAACCGACAAGCCCAAGAAGAAGGTGAACTGATGCCTGGACCGTACAATTTTGAATCGCAGAAAGTAACGGCACGCAACCTGGTGCTGAGTCCCAACAAGCAGCTCGCCTACGGCACCGCGATCGCCACGGCCAGCATGACGCGCCGGCAGAAGTTCGACGGCTCCGCAATCGCCGAACTGCGCCAGACGCGCTACAGCGATAAGGGCATGGCGGGACGCGGCACAGAGTTCGCCACCCAGGGCCTGATCACCGGATGGGATTCGGCTTTCAGTCTCAAGGCGGATCTGGACGATTGGCTGGCAGGCTTCCTTTTGGCCTTCGCCATGGGCAAGGATGTGATCACCGGCGCGGGGCCGTACCTGCATACCATCAGCTTTGACGAGTCCACGACGCAGGCTCCATCCGCCAGTATCTATCTCCAGGACACGAATGACGTTTGCTGGACGCTGATCGACATGGGCATCAGCGACCTGACCATCACAATTCCGGCTCGGGGCCCCATCTCGGTCGACGTCAGCTTCATCGGCACCGGACATTGGACGGATGGCGTGATTGGAGCGCTTCCCGCATTGGCCACTTCGAACTATCTGCTCGGCTCCGATTGCGTGTTCTCGATCGGCCCGCATGGCGCGACGGTTAGCAAGCTCGGCCGCCACATGTCTACCACGATCAAGATCTCGACCGGCGTCACCAATCACACCGCTCCGGGCCTTGGCCTCTACGGAGCTTTCCCGCGCACTGGACTTCGGAAGATCAGCTTCCAGACCACGATCGCCGCCACGAGCGCCGACGATGTGCGGACGATCTTCAACAGCAACACAACGCAGGAAGTGAACTGGACCACAACCAGCGGGACCTCGATTCTGAACCTTGACATTCCCTACTGCGCACTGAAGGCCAACAAACTTGGCGCCAGCGGCAATATGGTCGTTTGGCAGATCGAGGGCGATGAGACCACCATCTTCAACCAGGCCGGCTCGGGCGCGCTGACCGCCGCAGTCACCAATTCACAGGCCACCGCTTACATGGTCGGAGCCTAGCGATTTCTCCTTCCGGAGCGCTGCAGGAAACGGGGGCGCTCCGGGCTTTTTCTTCTTGTGGTACCGGCTGCTTGCTACGGCGGCCGTTTTGAGGCAATGCACGGCTACGCAGGCCTCGGGCTGTACAGGGTCCTCCACCCTGGGAATGAATACAAAATCCCACCGACAAAGGAAGGACTCACTATGCCAACTCTCGACTCTATCGCTCTCGATCTTCCACGCAAGATCGTCATCAAGCAATTCGGAAGAACTTACGCCGCTATCGTGTCGCCAATCTCTGAGCCACTTTGGCTCAAGTACTTCGACGGCCTCATCTCCACCGCCGAACGCGTTGGCAAAGAGGTAGTGCAGCGCATCGACGCAACCTCTGCCGGCATCGAGCTGGTTGATAGCGTGGCCCAGTTCGTCGAGGGTTATGAGGCCGATCCCCCGCTTGGCCACCGCCTGGCAGTCGCCAATGTCCTTACCTCCGCCTTTGTTCCTGACCAGGACATGCAGGGCTTTGGACAGATTCCACTCGTAGCGATCTGGAGTGCCAATGAAGGCGGCTCAATGCGCCGTCACAAGGATCTGATTCACACCTTCAAAGAGCCAACCGCAGAGCAAAATCGCCGGTACCGCCGCGACGACAGCCGCTCTCAGATTGTGGGCGGATCACGCAAAGGCATGACCGTCTACCACGGCGCACAGCGCGCCCTGGCTGGCCTCTACGACGAGTTGATCGTGAGTGTCGAGGGATACGTAGTCAACGGCGTTCCACTTGAGGGCTCAGAGGCGATCGCACGGCACATGGACACCTACCACAAGGTCGCCGCGGCCATGCAACTGTTTGCCCCGGTCCTGATCGACGTCGAGGAAGAAGACTAGATGCCAATCGCCACCACATGCGATACCGAAGGCCTGCGCCAGGCAATCATCGAATTACTAGAGCAGGGCTACGCCGGCACGCGTGTATCCAGGTCCCTCGACGACAGCGACGACGACGGCCGCGAGCGCATCTTTGGCTCGCTGCCGCCGCTCACGCTCTCGCCTGGCTATTACAAGTGTGCCGAATATCTGCTCTGGCTGGAAAAGTGTAAGAACACAGGGCTCGCGCAGAACGATTTCACAATGGCGGAGGCAAGCGGCCTGATGGCCGTGGCCGAGGCGAGAGCGGAGTTCGAGCGCAATCACCCGCCATGCGGAATCTGCGGCGCTCTGCAGGAGAGCGTGTTCGCCACAACTTGCTGCAAATGCGGTACGGAATTCCCGCGGAGGTCTTCATAGATGCCAGGGCAGGTTGTGCAGATCACGATCAACGTTACGGACGGGAACTCCGCAGAGGCCGTTCAGCAGGTTGTGGCTCAGCTTAACGCTATCGGCCCGGCCGGCGAAGCTGCAGGAGCGAAGGCCGCGGTCGGACTCGATGAGGTTGGTGGGCATGCACTGAGTGCGCGGGAAAATGTAAGGCTTCTAAATGACGATCTCGGACTCCGTATCCCTCGCGCCATGCAGGCTGTAATTAACCAGAGCCAGATGCTGACTGGGGCAATCGGGATGATTGGCCCTGGGCTAATTGCGATGGGCGCGGCGGACATCCTTATAAACATGGGGGAGAAGGTAGTTCAAGCCTACGACAAATGGGTTCTGATGAAGGATGAGATCGCGGCTGCTTCAGACGCAGTCAAACTCTTCGGTGAGATGTCTTCAGAATCATTAGAGCAACAACGCGTTGCTCAAGAACACTTTATCCAGGTCACTCAAGGGTCGAAGGCTGCAGATCAGTTCAAAGCCAACAACATTTTGAATGAGAACATTGACGTTTCGAAAATCTTCAACGATGACAAGTGGAAGAAGGCCCCCGATGAGATCAAGGACCGATTTCAGCAAATCGCGGGAACATCTATTGCACCGATGGACCTCGATATAACGATCGGTCGGCTACAGAAATATGAGGACAAGCAAAAAGAAATTCTCGCAACAGCCCAACTGGTTCCTTACAACTCTGGAGGAGTACTAAAGGTCTCTGATTCCGATCTCTTGAAAGATCAGCAGCGCGTGGATCTGGGCGCGCAGATGATAGAAAGCTTGACAAATAAGCGAGATGCAATAGTCGCCACGCTTAATAGCATCTACGCAGACATGGATCACGCAAAGCCAGGAACCGCAGATCAGCAGCAGACAGTGGCTAAAGAAAAAGAGAAGCAATCTGCAATTCGGGCACTCGACGAAAAAGCACTGGAATCTCAGCTCTCTGGAATTTATCTGCTGGAGGCACAGCGGAGTTTTGCGGAGAGCGAGTGGGTTTCACAGCATGGCCAGTCTGCACAAGCTATGGCGGACATCGACGCAGAGTACTACCAGAAGGAGATGGAATTCTGGAACAAGGAAGCCGATGATGCCGACAAAAAGAACAAGAGAATGGCTGACGCGCAGATGCAGTTCTATGCCGAGATGGATCGCCTTGGAACCGCTTCCGACGACGCTCAGGCAACAGGGTATGCGCGAATAGCTGATTCCGCGGAAAAGGAGATAAAGAGAGCCGAAACGGCTTATCTAAAATATGCGGCTAGTGAGGGAGTCAGCGCTCAAGCTGTTCAGGATGCTCGGATGCGGCTTGTATCTCATGGCGTCGACGTTGAAGAGAACGCAGCCGCACAGATGCAACATCTCCACACCAAAACAATGGAGCAAATTGCTAAGGAAGAAGAACAGACGGCGCGGATCTCGCTCTCACCTTGGGAACAGGTGACACTGAGAATACAGGACGAATGGCAGGATAAGGTTCGGGCGATCAAAAATGACGAAGACGATCAGCTAGCTCACATAAAGAACAACGCAACCGCGGCGGCCATGGTCGAACAGGATGCTAATGCTAAGAGGACCGCAGCGCACCAGTTGATGGTTGCGGAGATGATCCAGAGCGAGCAGGAGATGCGTGACAAGCTTGCATCTGGCCTGCAGCAACTGTTCAGTAATCCGGCTCAGTTCTTTGAAAAGCGCGCCATGGATACGGCTTTCCAGTTGATGGCCAATGAGATGCTCTCGACCTTTAAGGGTAGTACTCCGGCTGGCGGCATCATGCAATACATGTTTGGTATGGGCCCGGAGATGAGCACGAGCACCAATCCCTTGCACGCATTGGGATCGGCGTTTGGCGTGGGTTCAGGCAGTAGTTCGATCAGTCCCTCGATGATCCAGTTTCAACAGGGCAGCACGGTACTTCTGACTGGCAGCCAGGCTCTGTTGACAGCGTCTGCCTCACTTCAATCCGCGGCGGGGTCCTTGGCTTTTAGCAGCGGCACTTCCGGAGTCGGTTCGCTGGGCGGCGTCTCATTGCCAGGTATGGGAGGAGCTGGTGCAGCGAGCGGTGGCGGCAGTGCGGATATTGGATCCATGGCAGCATCGAATCCAATGATGATGCCGGGACTAGGTGCATCGACGTCCACCCTTTCAACCTCAACCTGGGATAACTCGATGATGATGCCTGGACTCAACGGCATTGCAGCGGAGAGCACACTGGGTACGGGTGGCGCGGCAACCGGAGCAAAGGGCTTCGCTGGGGCAGCGGGAATTGCCAGCGGTGCGCTGATGGCGGGCACAAGCATCTATTCTGCCTACCAGAATTCGGATCCTCTTTCTGGCGTGCTTGGCGGTGCGTTGGGCGGAATGGAAATGGGAGCGGCAATCGGTAGTTTCGTTGGACCTCTCGGCACAGTCATAGGCGGAGCGATCGGCGCAGTCGCTGGCGCTGCAAGCGGTCTGACAGCTGGACTTCTAGGAGATAAAGGGCGCGGCCAGGCGCAAGGGCTGGACGCCAACACTATCCAACCAACACTCGCGAAGGACATGCAGGACTATGAGGCAGGCCGGAGCGGCTATACCTCGATCTCCACGGAATTGAACAGCTTGCTGATTAGCGCACAGAACTCAACTCAGCAAATGGGTAGCGGCGCGCGGTTCTATTTCAACAACACCATTCAGCCGGAGATCTACGCTGTACTTGCTTCGCTTCAGAAACAGGAGATCGGCGGTCGCAGTGCGCTGTCATTATCTGCTGCTCAGTATCACACAGGTGGGTGGATCGACGACTTTGGTGATTTGGGGACCGGTGGCAGTGAAGGCTTTATCCACGCGATGCAAAAAGAATTCGTAGTCAACCCGGTGGCCGCGGCCGCGCACGCTCCTATCCTGCAGGCGATGAACAGCGGAACGAACTTCGCTTACTCACAAGCTGTCCAACCGCGAATGCCGAGCAGCTCGGGAGGCGGGGGAAGCGTGACCTTGAATATTCAGGCGATCGATTCAAAGAGCGTGGCGCATTGGGCAAAGTCTGGCGGCGCGCTGGATCTGATCGCCGCCATCAATCAAGGGCAACGGCAGTACAGCGGTATGGGGAGGGGATAG